TGATTTCGCGCAGTTGCCCAATGTCCTTTGTGCGGATGATCGCGCCGATCTCGTTGTTCAGCACATCTTCCATGTTGACGCCAGGCCCGACCACCAGACGCGGGTTATTCAGCATCGCAAGATTGTCTAGCATTCCGCGCAGTAGCGACGTGCTGGCGTCCTGATCCTCAATGATGATTTCCACCAAAGACCGACCGAAGAACGTATGCGCCTCAGGATCAACCTCGAACACAGCAAACGGATTCACGTCTGCAAGTTCATAATCAAGCATGGTATACTTCTGACCAGCGCACAGGAATTTATATAGCTTCGGAACGCCGATGCCTTCAATATCCATCCGCATATAAGCCTCAGTGAACTGAACCTTCCGCATGGATGGATCATTTGCATCTTGGTCCGATGCGTCATCCCACCCGTTGCGTTGCAGGTTTTCTTCACCGTCCACGCCGCTATCGTTGACGCCTGACAGATCGTAGACCTCCGAGAAGTCAAACCCCATCGCAACCAGATCCCCAACGCGGGCTTCTGTGCTATGGCCGCAAACGTAGCAATCCTTGATGGACTTTGCCGAGCGATCAACAAAGAAATCTTCAGGCGCGACCGTATCAATCTTGATTTCACCGCGCTTTGACGTGCGTGAAACCTTCAATTCATAGATCGGCGGCTGCACCATCATGCCAGTCGGATCAATGACGGCATCAACCTCAATCTCTTCTTCGATCACCTCGACTTCTGGGTCCATTTTAATCAGCGCCACCTGATCTTCAGTCAACCCTGTGTATTCGTCAATCTCGGCGTCGGTTTCCTCTTGGTGATACACCTTTAGGATGCCGACCTTTTTCTTTAGCGCGTCGTCAATTGCATCAGACAGCAGCATAAAGCCGCCGTTCTTTTCAAACACATACTGCGCGTAGTTTGTTTTCTGATCCGCCTCAATCGCAGCTTGTGGACTGCGCGGAATGAACTCCACAGGCTTGTCAGCCTGCAAGAACACCCGCATTAGAGACGGCTTGACTGCCCGCAGTGTATCGCGGCACTTAGTGGCGACAATCTTTGACCGCCCCTCTTCGTGGCTCAGATCGACCTTTCCGTCAACATAGCGCTGGGCCTTGATCCGATCTGGCGCGATTTCGCTTTCCACGAAGTCCACAGCTTCCTTGATTGCCGTGGTGAGCGTGTTTTGGATTTGGTCTTTTGTCAGCTTTGTCGGTTTCATTACCTAGCCCCAAACATTTCTTGTGAAGCGGGGATGCCGCCAAGTAGACCAGTCGCCGCGATTTGCTGCGCGACAAATTCATTCTGCGCCGCCGTCATCGGCTGACCAGCGATAGCCTTCTGGATATAGTCCAATGCCGCCAAAGCCGACTTGCCTTTCTTTTGCGTTAATGCCTTTGCAATGTCTGCAAAGATTTTCTGCTGCTGCGCGACAGTATATTCTTTTGTTTGCCCTGTGATAGCCTGAATGAGGGCTTTTGACGTGTTGACAGGTTCGCCCTGCATGGCGCTTCCGATGATGCCAGGCTCAGTTAGCGCCGCAATGTCAGACTTCACGTTGCCGCGAATAGCTGTCTTGGAATTGGTGGCCATTGCCGCGCGCACCGTTGCGCTTTGTGCGGCTTGGTCAACTTGCTTCAGCAAAGCATCAGCTTCTTTGCCCATCAACAACCTGATCTTTGTGCGCGCGTTTGCGCTGCTTAGATCTCCAACCGCCTTCATAACTTCGCGGGCGTCAATGTTCGGGTCAGATGCAACGGCGCGAACATCGCCCATCACCTTGTCGATATAGCTGCGAAGGCCAGACTTAGCCGCAGACAGTTGCGCTTGCGAAGGGTTTTTCCCAAGTTCAAGGCCGATATCCTCAATCTCAGTTTTCGGATTAAGCAGATCACGCCCCAAGCCAAACGCGCGTTCTTCTGCCAGCTTATCGCCGCCGATGGATACGGCAGACGCGTAGTCCGGCACTGCGCTTGCTGTGGCGTCTTTCAATTGCCGCGCAAGGTCAGAATACCGCTGCCCTGTGCCGGTGAGTCGCCCAAAATCATCCGTGTTCGCCCGCGAATAGGCAATGCGCTGTAATGCCTTCTTGATTTCGTCAAGCTGCCGCACGTTTGGCATTTCGCGCAAGAATTCAACCTTACCATCTGGCCCAAGCACAGCCATGATCTGCTGATTTACTTCACCCCGCGCAAGCATTTCCTTGTTGGCCTCGGTGATGCCTGAGATTAGATCATCCGGCGCGATGCGCCCAATGACTTCCTCAATCTGCCGCCCTTGCTGCGATGAGTAGTCAATCGGTGTGCTGTATGCCGTGGTGTAGGCCAGATCACGGGCAGGCGCTGTGCGCTTGGCAATATCTGCAACGGCAGTCTTAGGCCCAAGCGGGGCTGGCCCCAATGCCGTATCAAGGTTGCTTTCAAGCGCCGCATTGGTGCGAACCATGCGCCCCTCAATCTCATTGCGGGCAATTGTGCCAGCCTGACCGCCAGTAGATGCGGACGCATCAAGCAGAGCCTGTGCGGCAAATCCAGCATCTGCGACCATACCTTCATCGCCAGCCCGCAAGACCGCATCCCGCGCGGCTTGGAAGTCGCCGCCTTGGTCAAACGTGTTGCGAATAACGGTTGCCGCCTGTTTGGAAATGCCGAACTCTTTGGCGATCTGATCAACATCGCTGCGGTTTACATAGCCCATCAGATTATTCGCGCCCTTGGCGATCAAAGGCATTACCCCGCCTAGAAGCCCGCCGAAAGCGCCGCCTACAGCCGCGCCCTGCCCAGCCGCAGACGCCCGTGACGCCGCGTCGGTGCCAGTGCCAGCGCCATAGATGCCGCCCTCAATCGCCCCGCCTGTAGCGCCCGCCAGAAGCCCCCGCGCCATTGCAGGAATGGTCCGCATCCCTGTAGGCCCAGCGATTGCAGCAGCCAGCCTTGCAGGTGTTGCCGCGAGTGTCGCAGCCGTTCCCGCAGCGGCCCCGCCAAGTCCAAGTGCGGTGGACATTTTCGGGTTTTGCCGCTGATATGCCTCAGACAGTGCCCGCTGATATTCCTGCGATCTTTGGCCAGTGCCTTCCGGTGCGATACCAACGGCCTCAAGCCCACCGCCAACAAGGCCGCTCAGTTCGTCAGTATACGACCCGATAAACGGCAGGCCTTCATTGAACTTGGTCAGTGGCGCAAGACCCGTTGGCGCGCCAGAAAGTAGCATTTCATCAGCCGCCGCCTGATTAAGCGGTGCAGCCCTTGCCACAGCGCCAGCAACGCCACCCTGCGCCGCCGACCGTTCGGCCATGATCATTTTACCGATAGCGGCCCGCATTACGTCTTGCGATGTATTGTCTGGAAATTCAAGAACGCGACCATCTTGGAGTTCGACCTCAATCATTCGAAAGCCCCCGTTTCGGCGTTAAATTTCAAGCGAACCCCGCCAGACTTGGAAGTCCCAGTAGGTGCAGGCGGTTCACCTTTACCCATTGCCATCTCTTGTGCTGCGATCTGCGCCGGAGACATGCCAGCCTCAATGCCAGCAACTGCCCGCTGCCGAGCGGCGCGCTTGGCCTCGATCAATGCCGCGTTATCACCCGGACCCGGAAGATACAGGCGGCCATACAAGGCTTGTTCGCCTTCTGTGATAGCTGCGCCCGTATCCTTGCGAAGCAAAGCCATGAGGAACTCATCACCAGCGTTTTTCGCAATCTGAAAATTGTCAGATTGAACGGCCCCGCGCGCAAAGCCAGTTGGGTCGTATTCGGCGGCGCGCGATAGCCGAGACGTTAATTCTGTGTCAACAGGATCTAGGATTTCAAGCGCACCTCGCGCCCGCGTTGCAAACCCGACATCCTTGCTCTGCCCTTCGGTAAACGGCTTCGCGCCGCCAGTCGAAACAATAGGCTGACCGTCAGCGCCATACACAACCATCCCGCCAGCATCAGCCGGATAGAACCGCCCATCTGGACCAAACTGCCCACCAGCAGCACCGTATGCCTTGGCCTCTTCTGGGGTGGCAATGCGAAAACCGGGCTTCATTTCCGTAGGCGCGGAATACATCACCTCGCCAGTGACGGGGTTAACAAGGCTATTGCCGACCTCAACACCTTTGACCGCATCCGCCTTCTGCGACATCGCCGCAAACGCGTCAGAACCGCCGATGATGCCGCCCTCGACAGCAGTCGCAAGATCATCACGTCCCTGCGACCGCAGCCATTCCGCAGTCTTATTCTTGGCCTCAGTCGCCGCCTTGGTTTCGCGTCGCGTCGTCACACCCTCTTGCAATGCCTGCATGTAGGCTTGGTTCGGGTTCATTGTCATGCCTTCCAGCGCAATCGCCAGACGCGCGCGCGCATCAGGATCGGCCAAGAACCCAAACAGCCCACGCGGCTTGGCCTGTGCAGGTTGCGCTTGTTGCGGCGCTGCAAGCAATCCTACTGGCGCTTGCTGCACGTTCTGGGCTGGGGCCATCGGTCGCCCGAATGTCCGCATAAGTTCTTCCATCGTGATCGGACCAGCCATTTAAGCCCCCAACATTTTCAACAGCCCGCCTAGGCCGGATTGCCCTTGCGCCGTGACAGGCCCGCGCTTTCCTTGAAGTGCGGCCCAGATATTCGCAATCGGCGCGGCTTTGGCGTCCTGTGCAAACCCACTTGCCGCCAGCATCCGCTCAAGCGGCGATAGACCCTGCATCGGATCGGCCTGCGGCGTAGCGAGCAATCCGGCTGGCGTAGGCTGTGGCGCATATTGCGAAGGCAATGCGGATCTAGTGCCGCCAAGATAATCAGCCTCACGCCGCGCACGGTGTGCCTCGGCGGGCCGCTCAAAGTAATTCAGCACAGCCGCCGCCGCCGCGTTTGCATCAGGTGCAGCCGCAATCTTGCCCCATGCGCCAGCCTCCGGACCATGCAACTCGGTCATCAGATAATCAAGCTGCACATTCGGATCAGCCGCAGATCGGCCAGTATTCACCGCATAAGCCTCAAGCGCGGCCTTGCGCGGCCCGTTCCATTGAGCCAAGCCATAGGCGTTGCCATTATCCCCGACCGCCGTAGGATTAAACGCACTTTCATCTGCGAAGTTCATCGCAAAGCCGCGCGCAATGTGTTCAGGCATTCCCCGCGCAACAAGCCCCGCGATGATTTGTTCCTGCATCACAGCCCCCCAAGCAGCAAGCTCATGTAGTTAAACAAGCCAGGCTTTTGGCTTTGCGTCGTGGTGGATTGGCCCATATTCGCGGCACCCAATGCTGCAAGCGGTGCAGTCAATGATTGCATTGGCGCGCCCGTATAGCCCGCATACTGGCCTTTTGCCGCATCGATCAGCGATTGCATCATAGCCTGCTGGCCCGTGCCTTGCTGCATTTGCGTCTGCCCGATCTGCTGACCAAATCCGAAGCCCTGCCCAGCAAGATTGGATTGGATGCCCTGTTGGTTTTGCGCGGCCCCTAGCGCGGTGTTAAAGCCCTGCTGCCGCTGCTGCGCTGCAATGTCGCCAAACGCACGGCCATAGTCGCCCAGCATTGTGCCTTCTGCTACGCCGTGGCGCGATCCGCCAAACGCACCAGCAGCCCCAGCCTGCGCGCCCAGCGTGTTCTGCTGCATCGCTGCTTGCCGCGCCATATCCATGCCTGTGCGACCGATCACGTCTTGCGTGTATGGGTTCATAAACTGTCCGATATTCGGGCCAGCCGCTGCTTGGCTATATTGCTGCGCCGCCTGCCCATAGACGTTAGACGGCTGCTGCACCTGCGAAGGATTGCCGGAACCTGCCATATTATTTACCCCCGCCCATGCCGCTAGACCCACCTTGACCAGCGGGCCGCGTTACAAGATTTCCAGCACCTGACAACAGCCCGCCGCCTTGGAATGTTGCGCCGGATGCCCCCGGACCACCACCATTGATCATATCACTCAGCCCAGTATATCCGCCCATAGTTGCCCCAGCCTGACTTGGCGCAACTCCAGCATAATCCTGCATACGCCCTTGCTGCGAAGACCCGCGCTCATGTTTCGGCAATGGCGCACCCGTTGCTGGATCTGTAACGACAGCGGCAGGCGCTTGCCACGATTGCGGGTTGATAAACATATTCGCCATCGCCGCAGCTTGGCCTGGGTTCTGCGCGGCAAACTGATCAACCGACTGTTGATACATCGGCGCGGAAGAATAGCCCTGCACCCCGCCTGCGAATGTCTGTGCTTGCGGCATGCCATCCATCGGATCGGCAGACCCAAGGCCGAATGCGCTTGCAGCCTGTCCAGTGTTTTGCATGGCAGCGATTTGTGTTGGCGTCATCGCGGCAACATCAGCCCCATAGTAGGGCGTGTAGCCGATCTGTGATACCTGATTAGCCCGCGCTAGGTTCCCCTGCGCGGCGGTTTCCAGCCAAGCCGGAACCGTCACCTTGTTAGTCGTTGATCCGCCCTTGCCGCCGCCCGCCATCGATAGCCCTTTCCATTACGATCATCACAGGCTTGAAGCCATGATTTCCCAAGACCCGATCCCAACCGCGACGCCCTGACATTGTAATGGAAGTGCAACCTTGTGCGTCCCCCCAGATAGCCGCGCTGTCGATCATGTCGATCAGTTCAGCCATTTCCCCGCCTGCCAAAAAGACATGCAAGACCTTTTTGCAAGGATACTCGATTATTTCAGTGATTGCAACGCTAGCGCGCCCCGGCCATATTTGCATTCGTCCAGATAGAATACCGTCGCGCACATCATCGAACACATGTGACCCGCCGCTGTATTCGAGCGCGGCTTCAATGTGCTTGCGATTAGCGTCGATGATGTTCACTGCCGAACCCTCATAACGGACAAAGTAACCGACGGCGATGCTGGCGCATATGCCGTGGAAGCAAACGCCTTCAATGATCCACTTGTGCTATCAGTTGCCCACATTGCTTCAAGATAATCGCCCGCCGCAAATTCAAAGATTGACGTGCGGCTAACTACCAGCGTCGATCCATTACTGTGCAGAGCGCAAACCATAGTTGAACCGCTGATATTTGTTCCATTCACTTTGGGCCAGAACCTGAAATTCACCGTGCTGGCTGACGTGCTGTAAATCTGCGCGGTAAAGGAAAGCATGAACTTCCCAGCCTCGGTGAATGTAACGCGCGTTGTGGGTGATCCTGCCAGCGTCACGCCATCAGACAATGGCGGCGCATCCCATGCGATTGCATAAGCGGTATCAGCAAGCGCTGCGGTGATATCAGCATCCTGCCCGAATGCAGCATAGCCATCCGCAAGCACGATCTGCCGCCATGATCCATCTTTGGACACAACTGGATAACCAGCCGTATCCCACATGATGATCCCGTCTTGCGTTGCCTGCGCGCTTGCATCCTTGAACGATAGCATATCCCATGTGCGGCCAAGCCAGCGGCGCATGTCGTTTGCCCATGACGCAACATCAGCCCCGACGATTGGAACGCCCAGCTTCACCGCAAGCCCCCTGCTTTGACATCAAGGCGCGGAATGCCAACCCGCCAAGACGTATTTGCAGCACCAGTCACACGCATCGCAACCTGCCGCCCTGTAAACCGCACATCAGTCGGGTTTGCCATGCTGTAAGGCCCGTAGGACCGCTCTGCATCATTCGGATGGAACCGCGTTTTAAACGTCGCAGTAACCTCGCCCTGCGTCTTTTCGTCAGGGATAAGTGAAGTCGCAGCCATGACCTGATCGCCAGCCCCCAATGCAATCGGCCCGCTTTCCGCAAACACATCAGCCGATCCGCGATTGTTCGCCGTCTCATGGTTATAGGAAATGCCAGACGCATCAAACCAAATCGGCGCTGAAAACACACCCTTATCAACACCGCACGTCCTGTCAATCGTGCCGATATTCCAGTGACCTTCTTTCAGGTTAAACGACACATAGTCGCTGCATTCCGTGCCATCAGCCTGCGGATAGAACCACCAGATCTCTGAGAATTGGCTATTTGCCACGCCGTAAACCTTGGACTTCTGCGCCGAATTCAGGTTGCTGAAAACATAGTCCAGCACGTCGCATTGAAGTTCCTGCACAGCCCCGCCTGAATAGCGATAGAACCCGCGCGGCCCCATCCAGAACACGCCAGCGTCAACAGATACCGCGCTGTGGCGGCTGACAGCCCCGCAGGCCGATCCTACGCGCTCAAAGCCATAAACAAACGGCGGGCCTTGATAGGTTGCTGTATGCGCGTCCAAATCGGTCAGGATCAGCGTTTGGCCCCGCGCACGGATGCCCTGCATGATCTGGCCAGAAGTCTGCAATTCAATGTCGCCAGCCTCATTCGTCGCAAGCGGCGTCCAAGTTGTGTTGTCCTCGCGATCCGACCATTGCACCTTGCGTGGGTTGCCGCCCGCCCCAAGCGCGAATAGGAACCGCTCCTCAGTCACCACAAGCCCAAGGTTGCCAGTCGGCGCGCCTGAGATAGCAGCCGCATCGCTTGCAACGTTCAATTGCCACTCATACAGCTTGCCGTCATCGTTAGAGCAAGCGACAAGATATTCGCCCCAGTTATCCATGCTCCAAGTCGTAGCCTCGCCATACGATCCAGTATCAGGCCGAGGCGTTCCGAACGTGCCAGACCCGAAGAACCCACCGCCGAAGCCAAGGTTTTGCGCTGCACTCAGACTGCCAGTCGTGAACCCCACTGGCGTGATATCAGTTACGGTCCCGCTTGCGCTAATGGCGAATAGCTTCTCATAAGTCCCCGCAGCGATGTATCGATCGCCGCCCAAATCACGCCATGTGATAGCCCCGCGCACGGCCTTATTCGTCACCGTAACGCGCGTCGTCCACCCGCCCACAGGCTGCATTGTGCCATCTGTCCAGCGGACCAATGACGCATCACGCCAGCGCCCTGCGGATTGGTAATCGGTGCCGTTCCGATACACACCAGGCGGCAATGTCAGCGGCATAAGCGGCATTACTTCACCCCATATACAGCGATAGAGCCTGCGTCGAAGTTACCGCCCGACGTTGTGAATGTAATTGTCGTGGTAGCGGTGCTGTATCCGCTCAGACCGCCGTAGGCAGATCCACTGCCGTTAGGGCTAAGGCCAACGCCGACCATTGATCCCCAAATGCCAGACGCCAAATCAAGTTCTAGAACACCATAAGCGCGCCTCGCTGCATCAGTGGCATTGTCGCTGCAGCATTGCTGCCCATCAAACCGAATTGAGTTTGACGTTGACGAAATCGAAACGCCATTTAGGTAGCATTTCAGCGATTTGTAATCAGTAAGCGTCAGCCCAGACAGCGATTGCGTTGCCCCGCTCGTCGTCGTGATGGTCCCCAGCAACGTCACCCCGCCAGTCGCACTGATCGTCGGGTTTCCCGCCACCCCATCGCCATTTGTGACGATGATGCCCGTCCCTGCCGTGATGGTGCGGCCCGTGAACGTATCCGCTGCCGTCTGCGTCAACAGTCCTGCGGTGTTATACGCCGCCAGCGCGGTCAGGGTCGCATCGCTGGCCTGCTTAGCGTCCAGTTGCGTTTGGATTGCCGAAGTCACGCCATCGACATAGTTCAACTCAGTGACGGTCAATGTTGCGCCGTCAAGGATGTTCAATTCAGCAGCCGACGCCGTCACACCGTCGAGGATGTTCAACTCAGCCGCAGTTGACGTGACGGCGACGCCGCCGACCTTCCACAGACCTTCGGAAAGGTTGGGCTTGATTGCCGTCGTGCCGTCAAGAAGATCATCGATCAAGTCCAGATCGGTGTTCAGCTTAGTGCCCCAAGTATCCTCGGAAGCGCCGACTTCAGGCTTTGTTAGGCCGAATGTCGTGGTCGTTGTATCAGCCATTTGCCTTGATCCTCATCCGAAGCGGCGAACCCCACCGCGATTGTTCACTTTCCTGCGCCAATCCTTGCACTGCTTGCTGATACAGGCCAGCCCACAGCGCAACCCGCGCATCGTCTTTGAGATATGGCGCAGAGTGCATCAGCGCGCCATACAGATACGCATCAGGCGCGGCGGACAGAAGCCAATTCGTATCGCCATCCGCGCTCAGTGCCGTCGGCTTGGCGTAGTAGGTGATACTTGCCGTGTAGCCGTCATTCGGCGTTGGCCATAGCTCAATATCCGTCCCGACATGAGCGAACAACTCAGGCGCGCCCGTGGTGTCAACATTGCCAGTGCGGCGGTATGCAACATCAGACAGCGAAGCTTGGTTCAGTTCCCGCGTCGGATTGGCCTCAATCGTGATGCGGATCGTTTCCAGCCAGTCAGACGGCAGCGCCTCAAACTGCGTATTTAGCGTCAGAGCCGCCCGTGTAATCATCCGATAGTCCCGAATGTCACGGCGGTGCGCGCTTTCCG